AGAGAAAGAACCATAGTAATCATCGTATGCATTTAGCCCAGTAACAGAAGTTTGCGTATTTAAATCTATAGTAAATATTGGAGTATCTACAACAGCATTTGTATTGTAAAGGTCTATACCGTTTGAAACATAGACTACTGATTGTCCACTTGTTGTTGCAGAGGTCTTAATTATTTTAAGGTTTATTTTTCCTTTGTCTGGACCCTTATCTCCATAAATAATTAACTTTGGACCATCAAAGTTTCCTAATACTTTTGCTCCTACAGTTTGTGTTTTTCCATTAACCCATATTCCTGGGTCTCCCAAATAAGTAATTTGAGATACTCGCACATTTGAGGATCCAGCTACTACGGAATGAGAATAGTAGTTAACAAGATTGGAGCCAGAGCCAGTTGGAGATCCCATAAAGTTTGAACCAGATGGATTTACTGTTCTAACATAGTTACTGCCAATCAATGATATATATTGAATGTTATCGCTATGATAGTAGATATAATATGCGCCGTCTGGTCTTGAACCTGCGTTTACATCTGTTAAAGATCTAAAGTAGAGATTATTACTAGCGTCAATGTAGGAGTAGGTTGCAGTTGTCGATGTTGCAGTTTCATATGTAACTAAATATGAATCTTGATCAAAAGACTGCTCAATAACGTTGTTTGACGAAGAAAAAACTTGACCTATATTTAACTCATCCAATGGAGCGTGAATCCAATCATTTACCTTTAAGTTGTCAGCGAGTGCTGGAAAAGATATTGATCTCCTAATAGGAGGCTTTACGGACGTTTCTAAATTTGATGCAGTATAATAATTAAACCAAGGCATTGTTATAACTCTTTGTAAAGAATCTCAAAATCATATGTGCTAATCTTATCATCATCTACCTCAATTTCAAAGGTGGCACTATATTCGTGTCCTCCACCTATCTTTTTAACAGATTCAAAACCCGATAACACTAAGTTTGAATATGGCTTGTTGTCAACGTTATCATAATAATCTTGTCTTGCAGATTGATAATCTATTGAGCTTGCACTTATTGGATTGCTTCCATCTTCAAAATTATGACTATGATTTGCTAAGCTAACGCCATCTATCTTTGCCCCGTTTTGGATGGTTATGTCGCCCTTTATTATTCCGCCGTCAGCTCTTAAATACTGAGGATGGGCATCTCCGTCGAGATCATCTAGGTCGTTATGTGAAGATCTAAGATTTTCTCTTTTCGAATTATCTACATATATTTGATCAAATATATCATTATATCTAGTTACGTCATCTGCCGTCGGAGAAGCTAATGCTATTGTTCTTTGAGCAGCAAAATCTTCTAATTGAATTATATAATTAATATATCTTCTTTTTAATCTCAAAAGATCTAAATAGGCTCTCATTCTTTTGCCTAAATTTAATCTTTTTTCTACAAGGTCAGTAGTTACTGATCCTAAATTTCCAATTATTGCATTGCTTGCAATGATCATTTCGCCAGTCAACATCGGTGCATTTTTTGCAAAAGAAGTGGTATTAATGTCTGTCATTATTGGTTCTATTAATTTAGACTTAAATGTCATTGCAGGAACTAAATAATTGTTATAGAACATATCACCTAGGTCAACACAGTCCCTTTTGATTAAGCCAAGTATAGAATTTATTTCAGAAGACATTGAATTTATTTTGATCGAAAAAAAAGCTTGGAATTGAGCGGCTTGTTTTTTAGAGACTTGATCCAATTCGGATTGTGGAATTGAGACTGGCTGGCTTGTGATTTCTTTGGCAAACTGCTTCGTATAGTGCGTAACTGCTTTTGTCCAGTCTGCGAGGTGTTTTGCAATCTCCCCTTCGGTTTCATCTTTATACTCTTCCCCTAAATAATATATAACTATATTTTTTATTGTTGAAACTTCACTATGAATGTAGTTTAGTATTTTTTTTAGACTTATTAAATGTCCAAAACTTGTATGAGAAATAGCTATATCGTACTGCTTTACAAACTCTCTACAAGCTCTGCACTTGTGCTCTTGCGCGTATGTATATTGTCTGTAGCAAATAAAATCTGGAGCAGACTTTACTTCCATGGTTGTAAATGTGTTTTCATCATTTTGTTGATCACTATAATACTTTTGAGCATCTTGCCAAACTGCTTTATGTGCATTTTCCATATCTACAGAAACGTATGCATTAATATTAACCTTAAGTAAATTATCATCTAATTCTTCAATTAATTTTTTAATAATTTGATCACAATCAAACACGTAGGACCTTACCTGTCCAATCGGTATTTGTGAAACATTAGTATAATTTAATAATCCATTAGAATTTTCTATACCTGCTTCATTAAGTCTTTTTTCTACAGAGTTAAAAGAAGACACATCAGAATATGGGTCAGCAAAAACATCCTCTACTGCATTAGATTTTCCTAATCCATAGTTTGCCATTTTTAAAATACCTGTCTTTTAATTGGTGCACTTGCACGTCTGCTAAAACTTTTTCTTAATGATGTCTTTGCACCTAGAGAGTCTGTTCTGTTTGATACTTTTGTTTTACTTGCATCAGTATCATCATCTTCTCTATCTCCACTTCCTGGCATGAAGAACGTATTAGAAAATGAGCTTGTAGTTGTAGTATACCTTGCTTTATGCAAATCTCCATAGTTTTGAGTTATAGAAAGCAAGGCTAAAATTAGTGCATCGTGTGCGTGGTCCTGTGCTGATCCTCCAGCTTCGAATACTGGTCTACCAGTTTGAGTTGTTCTTAATACAACATAAGATATCAATTGCATATACATTTCATTATCTTTTTCTGGAATCATTAATAATTCTTTTTCAAGATATTGTCTCAAGTTATCCACCATGTATGGTTTGATTTCTTTTTTAACAACCTGTTTAGTATATGGATCTCTTAAATCTATAGACTCTCCAAATCCAACCCCTTTAACTTTTTGCTTTAATCCGGAAAGTGGATTTTCCACTCCGTACTTATGTAACAGTTCTACCTGGACTTCTCCATATCCTCTGTCTACGTAAATATGTTTTGGCATAAAGATATTATTTAAATCAACAATTCTAGAAACTGCTTTAGTTAATGTGTATTCAGATCTTTCTATTTCTTCTCTATAGGCGAGTCTTACTTTATTTCTAAATCTTTCTTCCTCATATGTGTCTGAGCATACCTCTAAAACAACTATATTTGTACCAGCTCCATACTTGTCCCAGTCAACTCCTATTACGTGAAAAGATCTAGCTGACTTTAGCTCAGCGTCGTAATTCCAGTTTGGTTCTATAAAAGCTTTATCAACATATTTTCTTGGGTATACACCTTCTGCGTCTTCACCCCAGTCTGCTTCAATTTCGTGTCTGTATCCTATTTCCGAATACTGCTCTCTAAATTCATCCTCTTGTTCTTTAGCAAAATAGGGATTACAGTATGAAGGAAACCAAAACTCTTTAAATCTTTCTGACCTACACCACTCCCAAAAGCGTTCTCTTCTACCAGTTGGAGTTGAAGCTCCAATCAAAACTTTGTCTGGTTGGTCTTCTGCCGTTTTCTGTAGCATTGCATATAATGCGTCAAGGTCATCTGCGTGCATGTAATCCATTTCGTCAAGAACAATAACATGGGCTTCTTGACCACGAGCTACGTCTGATTTTCCACCAGAACGCATACCAGATGTAAAAAATCTAATCGTTGATCCATTGGAAAATTGAATCATAAATTGAGGACTTGTAACTTTTCTTACTATAGAGTTCATTACAATTTCATTCTTAGATGCGAGTCTTAAAATCTCTTGATAAATTAATTCAACGTGAGATTTCATTGGTGCAATAACAAGACATCTTCCGTCTTTATGAGTGTAACTGTAATGCAACAAATAAACTGCCATACTAAAAGTTTTACCAAGACGACGACCAGCTCTTAGAACTTTTCTTAATGCAGGATCTCTCAATATTAGAGTTTGATAAACTCTTGTTTCTGCTTGCAAGAATTGTCTTGCCCACACGCACGGGTCTTTAGCTATATGTATTTGCCTTTGTTGCTCTCCAGAGATTCCTAGATCCAAAAGATCCATATCAAGATCAAATGGTTCGTCTACCAATAATGCTAACTCTTTATTGGTTAATGGACGTTCCGTTATTGTGCTTCCATCGGCCCAGTTTAAATGATTTAATTTATTTTGAAAAACCCATTCAATTCTATTTATTTGTTTGAATGTTTCTATGTCTTGATCTTTTATTATTTCTAATAAATCTTCTCTAGATAATTTTTCTAAATCTTGTCTAAACTTTTTAGTTCTTGATGATAAAGTTGTGCTCATATATTATCCAAAATGTGCTGCCATCATAGCACCCTCTGATCCAAGGGCACTTCTTGCATTAAGTCTTGAGTTTTGTATAGCCATAACTCCTCTAGATCTTGATGTTGCTGCAACTTCATTGTCTTTAAATCCTGCCCCAAATAATGGTTTGTTCATACTGCCCTGCATAGATTTTAGCGCATCTTTACCAAGATTGACGCCTCCCATCATCATTTTTCCTACGCCTTTACCAAGATCATATACTATGCTAGCTGTACCAACAACATTAAAAGCTTTCATGGCAAATTTTCCGTGCGTACCTGTATAATTTATAGCCATCTTTGCAGCAGTGCCAAATTCTCTTCTAGCAAAAGCTTCCATACCTAATTTTCCAGCTGTTTGTCTAATCATTTTAGTGTTACCAGACTTGAGTAAGTCTGAAGCGTCGGCGGCATAGATCCCCATAACCTTCTTGAATCCATGTGCCGTATCATCCAAGGCTGCTGCCCCTAGTCCGCCGAATTTAGAACCTTCCATGGCTTTAGCAAATGTATTTACAGTATTGTTAAAAGCTCGAGTCCCATAAAACTCAGCTCCACGACCCATCATTATTCCAGCGTGGTCGAGAATTCTTCTAGATACAAATCCCTTAGAGGTTTGTGACACAGCTCTCATTCTACCTGTTTTATTTATTGTATCTTGTAAAAAGTCAGCATCGTTTAACAAAGTGCTTCTAAATCCTGCTGCTCTAGAAGAACTCATTCCGGGAACTAGCATTATTTATCGCTGAAGTCATAAATGGTGCGTCGGTTTGCATTCCAAGCTTTATGATATTTTGATCAAATTTAGCTAATTTAGTTGCTGCCTTTTCTGCTCTTCTTGCTATTCTTGCTTCTCCTCTGGTGTAACTAGCTGGATTCCTTGGACCTAAAGCTTTAAAAGCATCTACTTGCTTTTCGTAATCCATTATTTTGCCCATGGTATTTATTCGACCAAAAACACCACCACTGTATATGGTTTTTCCTTCTCCTATTTGACCGGTTGGACTAAGTTCATCTGCAAATTTACCCCTAAAAACTTTTCCAAGTTTTCCTTTAGAATTAAAAACTTTTTCCGTAATCATACCTGTTGCTTGGAATGGTGTATATACTCCTTTTTGACTAGTGTCTCCAGCAAGTCTGGCTAAAGAATCAAATCTTCTGATACCAAATGGATTAAGTGGACTGTTTGCTGCTAATGCTTTTATTTTTCTGCCACCTTGTTCAAAGTTTCTGCCCATTTTTCCAGTAAATGATGGCATATTCTTTCTGAATGCAGAACCCATAGCGTATGCGCTATTATCCTGCATGACATTACCAGCGTAAGCACCTGTTCTTCTTCCTAAAAACCCTTTAACTGCAGATCTTTTTCCACTTGCTCCAGTAGCGGTGTCTAGGAATCCACCTTCGAACATAGTGTTTGTAAATCTACCAATGTTATGTCCTGCCAGAGCAGTAAGACTAATCTGGAATGGATTTGCAGCCAATGCCCTCATTGCCAGTGGTAATTCTTGTTGTGGTGCCTGAGCCCCACTTTGAACTTGTTGAGAAAAATTATCCATTCCAGCCATTAGTATTGACCTTTTCTTGTATTATGGGCGCCAAGAACAATATTTCCGCTAGCATTCATTCTGTCTGCTGTCATCAATGATCTATTATAAAAAGGAGATTCGTTTATTATTTGTGCATTTGTTTGTGCGTAGTTTTTAGCAAACATTAAAGATCCAGTTGCACCAGTTACTCTACCTGCTACGTTACCAGCAGCTGCGCCAGCAGTTGCGCCCATTATAGCTCCCTTAACTTTGTTTCCAGATTTTAGGTATCCGAAGTATACCGCCACCAACAGCACCAAGAGCTGCTCCTCCTCTTCCTACGTTCTTTTGAGCAGTATATGGGTCAGTTCCCCCAACTCCGAATCTGTAGGCATTACGCCCCCTTGCAAGGCCTCCTATGGGACCTCCAACATTGGCGCCAATCAACATTGAAGGAGTTAAATCTGTTCCTAATACTTTTTGATCTGCATTTGGGTCATCAAAAGCTACATCCATACCAGCTTTAATGCTTGGTCTTACTACTTCTTTTCCAATCCCAGCTAAAAATAATCCACCAAGTATTGCTCCTTTAGCAGACTTTGACCTCATAACATCTTTGGCTACTTGTCCAACATAGGATGAACCTACCTTACCCAATAGTCCCATACCAGCTTCTATGCCTGAACTTACTGAATTTGCGTTTACTGGCATTTAGGTTATCCTCCGTAAAGATGGTTGTATTTATTTGGACCCATTGCAGTGTGTCCAATTTTATTTCTATCTAAGTTTCCAACAACTCCGGCAGTTACTAAAGGATCTCTTCTTGCACTGGTTTGTTGATTATCTTGTTGAATTCCAGAATTAGCGTCTTGAACAAGGCCTTGTTCTTCATATGGCTGTTGATGCATTACTTCATCATACATCCTGTTTGTTCTATTTCTCTTAGCTAAATAGTAACCAGCACTCGCTGCTCCAACAGCTATTGCGCCCATGGCTAATTTTGGTTTAACTTTAGCAAGAGTTTCTAAAATTGCTCCATCTCTAGCTACTCTATTTCTTCCAATACTAGTTCCAAATATTCCGTTATCTACTCCAGCTCTGCTGAAAGTTCTTTTCAACTTATCTCTAAATGTAGAACTAGTTTCTGCTTTTGCCAAAGCTTGCAAATGAGTGTCCATAAGCCCACCAGCTAACTCTGCGTTAGTCTGTGCTGATACTGCGCCTCCTACATAATTTAACTGATCTTGTGCTGCTTGTGGAAGAGCGCCCGAAATACTTATCGTTTCTTGACCCAGGTTCTGCATTTGAAAAACAGCTCCTCTTGCTATTGCTGGTTGATCATTGTTTATTTCCGAGCCAAGAGCTTCAAGAATAACTTTGGGACCAGCTGCATCTTTGCCCTCTAGAGCACCTACTACAGGTCCAGACTCCATTAGTCTATCAACTAACTGTTGAGTAAATGCCCTTTGTTGTTCTTCACTTGATCCAGATCCTGACAATAAACTTTTAAGAACCTGTGCTTCTTGTATTGTAGATGCGTACCCATCACTCACAAGTTGTTCAGCTGTTCTGTTTTTTTCTTTATCTTTCAATACTGTTATTAACGAGTTAGCAAATTTATTTGCACTTTCACTACTCATTCTACCTTTTCCTAAAACTAAGTTAACTATATCCTTGTCTTGAGATTTAACTATAGAAAAAGTAGCTGTATCTAATCCTGCTTGTTTCCAAAGTGCAGAATCAACAAT